GCCAATGCGGCGAACTACAACGACGATCTCGGCGTTGTCTACGCCGCCAGCGGCAGGCGTTTCAATCGGGTAACGACACCTTCCGCCGCCGGTCAATACTCCGTCAACTTTTCCACGGGGATCTACACTTTCTCGTCTGCCGATGCGGGTGCAGCCGTGATGATCTCGTACACCTACAGCATCGCGAACTCGGGCAGCAAACTCACAATCACCAATCAGCTCATGGGCACGACGCCGACCTTCAAGGCAACGTTCTATACGACGTATGGCGGAAGTGGAACAGCGTTGCGTCTGAATGCCTGCACGGCGGACAAGCTGTCGCTACCAACAAAGATCGACGACTGGACGATTCACCAGCTCGATTTTCAGGCCTTCGCCGATGCCTCAGGGACGATCGGGTATTTGAGCACAGTGGAATGATGATCCCGGGTGTAACGATAACGATGGGTGGCCGGGATTGGCTTGTTCCGCCGCTTACGCTCGGCCAGCTCCGCCGGCTGATGCCCAGGGTGCGGCAGCTGACTGAGATCGACGCCTCTATGGGTGCGGTGCAGATCGGGGTGCTGGTCGAAATCATCACTGCAGCGCTGCAGCGCAACTATCCTGATGCCACGGCTGAGACAGTCGAGAACCTGCTCGACTTGGGCAATGCCGGCACCGTGCTGAATGCGGTTCTCACCGGGTCGGGTTTAAGGCTGCGCGACCGCCATCTGGGGGAAGCGTCGGCCCCCGGGCCCGGTCCGGGGGCGACGTCGACGATCGCGGATCAGCGCTCGGTCAAAGAGACGCAGAGGGCTGGGGCCATATCTATGGCCTCCTCGCTACCGCTTGCGGATACAGCTACCCCGTAATCGACGAAATGACGCTCTTCGATGTTGAAGAGCTGACCAAGTATTGGGCCGAGCATCCACCGCTGCATATCCTGGTCGCGGCGTATCTAGGCGCTGGCAAGCAGCAACGCCGGCCGACGGGATCGGGCCTTGACGGCTCAGGGGATGCGGCAGGCGCCAATCCCGAAGAGGTCCTGGCTGAGCTTGGACCCGGGTTTCACACCGCGGATGTTCACGCCGGACTGACGCCAGTAGTACTGGACTTTGCCGAGCTGCGGCGTCAGGCGGCAACTCATTGAAGCCTGCACGCGTTGTCGAAGCAGCTGGAGAGGACACCCGTGGTCCTCTCTTTATTGAGAGACGATTATGGCCGAGATTGAAACCAGCGTCGTCATCAGCGCCAAGACCGATGATCTCCGATCGGGAATGGAGGCCGCGGCAAATGCGGTCCGAGCGGCGACGGAGGCAATGCAGGCTCAGTTCGCGAACATGGGGGTGGCCGCGCAGCAGGCGCAATTGCAGATCAGCGACGCTGCCACGCGGGTCGGGTCGTCGATCGACGAACTACATCAAAAAACTGCAAACCTCGCAGGGTCGGTCAGTGATGGCCTCACAGCTAATGCTGCGCTCGGGTCTGATCGAGATCAGCAGGTGCAGCTCGACCAGCAAGTCCTGGCATATGGAAGGTATGTCGACAGGATACAGGCGCTCGACGCCAGAATGGCAGAGGAAAACAAGAGGGCTTGGGACGCTACAGTTGCCCCGATCGAGCGCGCGATCGATCGCTCGGTCACCGGAATCATTCTCGGCACGACCACTGTACAAAAAGCCCTGGCGAACCTGGCGCAATCAATCGTCGCGGAGTTTGTCAACTCGGCGGTCAAGGGTGTTTTTGGGCAAATCGGCGCGCTATTGGGCGGCAGTGCGGTCGGCGGTGATCAGGACTTCTCGGGAGAGCTTACCGGCGCTGGCGAAGCGGTCGTGGGCGGCGGGGTTGCTCACGGACTAGGGTCCACAGGTCTGTTCGGATCGGGCGGGATTGGCGGCCTTTTTGAAGGAATCAGCAGCTTGTTTGTCTTTCAACGAGGCGGCATAGTGCCGAGCGCGCAAGGAGGCTGGGCGGTACCGAGCCTCGGGCCGGGGGGCGTTCTCGCGCAACTCCACAGCAACGAGATGGTTCTGCCGGCGAACATCTCGCAGGGTCTGCAGGCTATGATGTCCGGTCCGTCGGTCGTCAATGGCAGCGGGGCTGGAGGCAGCGGCCCTGTTATCGTCAACATCTCCGCGATCGACAGTCAAGACGTCAAGCGCTTCTTTCACAGCAATGGGGCCTTGCTGGTCGCTGCTCTCAACAGAGCCACGCGTAACGGCTCGTTACTGCGGACCGCCTAATGGCGTTGATCTTCCCGGCCCTACCCGGGCTCGCGTGGAGCGTTACCAAGTCCCCCACGTTTCAGACGCGAATCCAGCGGGCGGTGTCGGGGCGAGAATTGCGGGCCCTCGATTACCCATACCCATTGTGGCAATTTACGCTGGTCTTCGATTTTCTGCGTGACAACCCGGCGGCAGGTTTTGACGAGCTGCGAACTCTGATGGGGTTCTTTATGCTTTGCCAGGGCGCCTTCGGCACGTTCTTGTTTCAGGATCCGAGTGATGATCGGGTTTTCGGACAGCAAATCGGTACGGGCGATACCCTTAGGACAGTCTTTCAACTTCAGCGGGCGATGGGCAAGACGTTGCCGGGTGGCGGCTTTCTGGAGCCCATCGTAGCGCCAAATGTCGTCAACGCAGTCTACTTCAACGGCATCGTCCAGGACCCGGCAGCCTACAGCGTCGATTCAATGACGGGGCTCGTGACCTTTGATGTTGCGCCGGGCAGCGGTCTGATCATCACCGCGGATTATAGCTATTACTTCCGTTGCCGGTTCATCGATGACAGCTACGCTTTCGAGAATTTCATGTTTCGCCTATGGCAACTGAAAAAGCTCACCTTCATTTCGGTGCGATCGTGAAAACCGCCGTAGTTGGCCTACGGTGGGGGGAAACGCCGCCTGCCTCTGGTGTTCGGTCAAGCTGAGATGAAACCTGCTTCAGCGGCGCTGGTCGCCCTGCTTGCTGACAGCGAGCAGTTCATCATGGCCGACCTATACACCTTTACTCTGGTTGGTGGGTCGCTTCTGCGCTACTCGGCAGCGCCCTCGGCGGTTTCGGCCAATGGTCACACTTTCGTGTTGGGCCCGAAATTCGAGCGTTCGCGGACGAAGGTGGTTATCGGCACTCAGGTAGACGAGCTGGAGGTCAGAGTCTATCCGGAGCCGACTGATCTGATTGGCGATTTGCCGTTTATGGAGGCGGCTTGGCAGGGCCAGCTTGACGGGGCGCTGCTGCAGCTCGAACGCGCCTTCATGCCAACTTACGGCGATACCAGCCCGGGAACCGTCGTACTCTTCGCCGGCCGCATATCAGACATCGATTGCAGCCGTGGTGGCATCGAATTGAAGTGCCGATCGCATCTCGAGCTCCTCAATATCCAGATCCCGCGGCGACTGTGGCAGGCTTCGTGTACGCACGTTTTTGGTGGGCCGATGTGCCAGTTTGACCGAGAAAGCCTCTCCATCACGTTCTCAGCCGGTGCCGGTTCTACGCAGACGGTGATCACCAACGCTCCGAGCTCAGCAAGGCCGTTTGCACTCGGGACTATTACCGGCGTTACTGGGTTGAATGCGGGTGTCAGCCGCACCAGCGCAGCTTTTGTCAGTGGTGCGACAGTCACGGTCAAGCTCGCTTTTCTCTTCCCGGTAGCCACCGGCGATCAATTCCATCTATTGCCCGGTTGCGATCGTACGATAGCGACTTGCACGAATGTCTTCAACAATGCGGGAAATTTCGGCGGCTTTCCGTTTATTCCGACGCCGGAGACGGCGGTTTGACTTCCGCGTTCATCCGACCGAAGACCACGGTCGGCGCCAAGGATGCTCAGCGGCTTGCGGTTATCGAGGAAGCGCGAGAATGGCTCCGCACACCTTATCATCACATGGCGCGCGTCAAAGGCGCCGGTGCAGACTGCCTGACTTTGCTCGCCGAGGTCTATGAAAAGGCTGGCGTCATTCCGCATGTAGAGGTGCCGTTTTATCCGCCTGATTGGAATTTGCACCGCGACACAGAGCGCTATTTGGAGGGCGTTACGCGCTTCGCTCGCGAGCTTCCCTATGGCGGCGATAATCCCCCGCCGCAGCCGGGCGATGTTGCTATTTTCAAATTTGCACGGTGTTTTGCCCATGGCGCCATCGTGATCAGCTGGCCGCAGGTGATCCATGCGTGGCACGACGCCGGGGTCGTCTATGCCGATGCGACGCAGGGCCAACTGGCCCGGCGTCCCGTGCGGATCTTCGATCCGTTTGCGGCAATAGGATAGGAT